GCTGAGATTATGAGCGATGCAATTAATTTTATAACTGCATTTATGAATAGTTGGGCTGGTAGTGTAATTATTGGTACCGTGGCCTTAACATTAAATATAGTTGCAGGAGCAATTAAAGCAGTACTAATAGTTATAGAACAATGCCGTTATGTATTAGAAGCTTTTCTAATATTATGGGGAGCATGGAAGTTTAAACATGTGATAGAAGGAGCTATGCTTGGTACAAATGCTTTAGGTAAATTCCTAGAAAAAATAATAATGCTAAGCGGAAGCATAATTACTAATATTGCTGATTTTGGTAGATGGATTCAAGGAGGATTAATTAAAGCAATATCAGCATGTGGAAAATTAGGTAATGCAATATTAA